AATCTTAAAGGTAGAGATGTTTTTTACAGAAGGGAGCGCACTGAAATGCTAACACCCATCTCAATCGGTGAAAAATATGGACGGTTTACTGTCATTGCCGAAGTAAAACGGGATCGGTTTGGCAACAGACGCTTCCGATGCAGATGCGAGTGTGGGAACGAGGCTGATTATTCTGTTTCGGTCATTGTGGGCAAGCCAAATCGGTTCTGTAGAAAATGTGTTCCGTATTCAGGCGGCCTGCCAAAGCCAGATATTGTCGGTCAGAAAATTAATGGGTGGGATGTTCTCGAAGAGAGCGGCGCGAACAAGTACGGTGCATACCTGTTCAGGTGCCGGTGCCTGCGGTGCGGAAATATATCCATAAAAACTGTCGGTCAGATACGGAGACATAAGACGGATCGCTGTGATCAATGCCCGCCTATGTACAATTTCCAAGTCACCGGAACGACAGCAACGGGCATTTTGCCAAACGGCGATGCCTTCATAATTGATACCGATGATATACCGCTGGTGGAGAAGTATTACTGGGGCGATGACAGTAAAGACGGGTATATTGTTGCGTCGAGAAGCGGGATAAGGCTTCACCGCCTCATTGCAGGAGTGGATGATCCCAAGGTGATGGTTGATCATATCAACAGGAATCGAAAAGACTGCCGGAGATCAAATCTGCGAGTTATTTCCACATTCGGTAATTCCTGCAACCATAGCCATTTCATCACAAATAAGACCGGATATACTGGGGTTTACTACTCCAAACACTCGGGCAGATATGAAGTGAAGGTAGGATATGATCATAAACGGATCAAGCTTGGCTCATCGCCGAATGATCTGATTACATTGGCGCAGATGTACAACATCGGCGCTCAGTTCTTTTTCGGGGAGTATGTCGGCGAACTGAACGATGTACCGCCGCCCTCGGAAGACTTGGTCAGGCAAGTAATAAAAAAATGCCAGAAATACAAGGAAGCACCGGCAAAAACTGCTGGTGTTTCCGTTGCATAGGAGGAAATCATGGATACCAATCTCAATATGAAGCGGATGCCGATTGATCAGTTGAAGCCCGCGAAATATAACCCTCGGAAAGACCTGCAGCCGGGCGATCCCGCGTATGAGAAAATCAAACGCAGCCTGCACGACTTTGGGTATGTTGATCCCATTGTCTGGAATGAGGTGACGGGCAACATCGTCGGCGGTCATCAGCGCTACAAGGTGCTCAAGGCCGAAGGCGCGACTGAAGTGGACTGCGTTGTGGTTCATATCGAGAATCCGGCAGATGAGAAGGCGCTGAACATTGCACTGAACAAGGCGACTGGTGACTGGGAACCTGTGGCTTTGGCTGACCTTCTGAAAGACCTGCAGGCATCTGGATATGATCTTGGCGCGACTGGCTTTGACGCTGCCGAAGTGGATGACCTTTTCAGCAAAGTGCATGATAAGGAAACCCATGAGGATGACTGCGATATCGATCCGGAGGCCGTGACGCCTTATGTACAAGTCGGCGATGTCTGGACACTGGGTAAGCACCGGATGATGTGTGGAGACAGCACCGATCCCGCTACCGTGGATCTGCTCATGGAAGGTGTAAAGGCAAACCTCTGTGTGACGGATCCACCCTATAACGTGGCGTATGAATCCGCAGACGGAAAAAAGATCCAGAACGACAGCATGGCAGATGAACAGTTCTTCAATTTCCTGCTGGCTGCTTTCAAGAATATTGCTGCCCATATGGCAGAAGGCGGCAGCGCTTATGTATTCCACGCTGATACCGAGGGACTGAACTTTCGCCGGGCTTTTAAAGAGTCCGGTTTTCATATTTCCGGTGTATGTATCTGGGTGAAAAATAGCCTGGTGCTGGGCCGCAGTCCATACCAGTGGCAGCATGAACCTGTTCTCTTCGGTTGGCTTCCCAATGGAAAGCATAAGTGGTTCGCTGACCGGAAGCAGTCCACGATCTGGAATTTCGATAAGCCAAAGAAAAATGCGGCCCATCCAACAATGAAGCCGATCCCGCTGCTCTGTTATCCGATCAAAAACAGCAGTGCCCCGAACGCTGTGGTGATGGATTTGTTTGGCGGCAGCGGCTCCACGCTGATCGCCTGCGAACAGACAGACCGCATCTGCCGGACAATGGAACTGGATCCGAAATATGCCACTGTTATAGTAGAACGCTTTCATCTGGATTATCCGGATCAGGAGATCACTGTGCTGCGGGATGAAAAGACCTATTCCTATGGAGAAATTACGCAGGCTGCCGCAGAAACCTGATGCTACAGCGTTGGAACAGTATCACAGAAACACACTATCAGAGAGAGGAGGTGAGCCCAGATGGCTACCAGAGGAAGAAAACCGCTGCCTACAGCGATAAAGATCCTGGAGGGTGACCGGGGGAAGGGACGCAGACCCATCAATAAGGATGAGCCGACCCCTTCTCAGGAGAATGTGAAATGCCCGGCGTGGCTGATGCCGGAAGCGAAGAAGGAATGGAGGCGTCTGGCTCCTGCCTTGATAGCCATGGGAATTTTGACGGATCATGATCTGGAGGCTTTCGCCGGTTATTGTCAGGCGTATGCCAGATGGCGGGAAGCGGAGGAGTTCCTTTCCCAGCACGGGACCATCTTCAAGACGCCCTCCGGTTATGTACAGCAGGTTCCGCAGGTTTCCATTGCGATGCAGAATCTGAAGATTATGCAGTCCTTCTGTGCGGAGTTTGGCCTGACCCCGGCCAGCCGTGCCCGGCTCTACGCTAATACTGGCGACAAGGGCGATACGGATGATCCGATGGAAAACGTCCTGAAGGGAGGCTGGCAGGATGCAAAGTGAAGAAAAGGCCCGTAGGGTCATACAATTCATTGAGTGTCTCAAGCATACCAAGGGCGAATTCCACGGTCAGCCCTTCAAACTGCTGCCCTGGCAGGAAAGGATCATCCGGGATGTGTTCGGAACAGTCCGAGAAGAAGATCCAACGATCCGGCAGTATACTACGGCGTACATCGAGATACCAAAGAAGCAGGGCAAGAGTGAACTGGGCGCTGCCATTGCCCTGAACATGCTCTGCAATGACGATGAATGGCGGGCAGAGGTTTATTCCTGCGCGTCAGACCGTCAGCAGGCGGCGATTGTTTTTGATGTTGCTGTGGATATGGTGAAGCAGTCCCCGGCGTTGAGTAAGCGGATCAAGATCATTCCGTCTACGAAAAGAATGGTATACCAGCCAACCGGCAGCATCTACCAGGTGCTTTCTTCAGAAGTGGCGACGAAGCATGGCCTGAATGTCAGCGCCTGTATCTTCGATGAGCTGCATACACAGCCGAATCGAGCTCTGTATGATGTTATGACACAAGGCAGCGGTGATGCCCGGAAGCAGCCGCTGTGGTTTTTCCTGACAACCGCCGGAACAGATCGAAACAGCATTTGCTGGGAAGTTCACCAGAAGGCCATTGATATTCTTGAGGGCCGGAAAGATGATCCACGGTTCTACCCAGTGGTTTTCGGTCTGCCAGATGACGCGGACTGGACAGATGAACAGAACTGGTACAAAGCCAATCCGTCTCTGGATCAGACGATTACCATCGACAAAGTCAGGGACGCTTTCCGTAAAGCGCAGGAAACGCCCGCGGATGAAAACATGTTTCGGCAGCTGCGCCTGAATCAATGGGTGAAGCAATCCGTCCGCTGGATGCCCATGGATAAATGGGACGAAAACGGAGGAGAAGTCGACGAGTATGAACTGGAAGGCCGTCCATGTTATGCCGGATTGGATCTATCCAGTACCAGCGACCTGACAGCTTTGGTTCTGGTATTCCCGCCTCGGGATGAGGATGAAAAATACATCATAGTTCCGCACTTCTGGCTCCCTGAGGAGACGCTGCAGCTGCGTGTCCGACGGGATCATGTGATGTATGACAAATGGGAACGACAGGGCTTTATCCATACAACGGAAGGCAATGTGGTGCATTACGGATACATTGAACAATTCATCCTGCGGCTGGGAGAACGGTTCAATATTCGGGAGATCGCTTACGACCGTTGGAATGCAAGCATGATGGTTCAGACGCTTGAGGACGATGGCTTTACGATGGTTCCCTTTGGTCAGGGATTCCGGGATATGAGTCCGCCTACGAAAGAACTGATGCGTCTGGTACTGGAACGAAAGCTGAACCACGGTGGGCATCCTGTTCTCCGATGGAATATGGACAATGCCTTCGTACGGACTGACCCTGCTGGAAACCTGAAGATTGACAAGGAGAAATCTACAGAAAAGGTTGACGGTGCTGTGGCTCTGGTCATGGCGCTGGATCGGGCGCTGAAGAACGCCAATACCACCTCGGTCTATGATGATCGAGGATTTTTGTTTGTCGACTGAGGAGGAAATGGAAATGCCCCAAAGGCCAAGAAGACCCTGCCGCTATCCGGGATGTTCCGGATTCTGCGAACAGGGTCAGGTGTTCTGTAAAGATCACCGGATGTACAGTGATGATCGTCTGCGCGGTGGTGCTACAGCCCGTGGGTATGACGCCCGTTGGCGAGAGGCCAGGGCGCTATTCCTGAAGCAGCATCCACTCTGTGCTTTCTGTCAGGCAGAAGGAAAGATTGTTCCGGCAACGGTTGTCGATCACATCGTTCCGCACCGGGGAGATCAGCAACTGTTTTGGGATCAGACAAACTGGGAATCTCTTTGCAAGGAATGCCATGACAAGAAAACAGGAAGCGGGCTGTGACCAGAGGTACAAAAAAGAGGATGATCACACGTTTACCCGTACACCCTGTCAAGGTGCCAGGAGATCATCCTCTTGATAGAACCTATTTCCAAAGGGTTTCGACATCATATCTTGAGATGTTTTCGTCGATAGTGACCAGCTTCAGGTTTTCTGCCTGTGCCTGACTGATTAAAAGTCGATCAAAAGGATCCCGATGATGCCAAGGCAGAGTGAGGAGCTTTTCCAGATGCCCGCTTTTGATGGGAAGGATGGAGAAATCCAGAAGTTCGCAGTCTTTCATCATCTGTGAAATCGGTGCTGGAAGATCAAGCTTTCCAAGACTGCTCTTGATTGTTATTTCCCAGAAGGAAGCAATGCTCACATAAACACTTTCAGCTGTTTCAATTTCAGCATTCACCTTTTCTGGCAGTTTGGTGGGATCATTTACAAACCAAAGGAATGTGTGTGTATCAAGCAATAGCATCACATATACTCCTGAAAGTCGCTGAGCGGGGCGTCAAAGTCATCTGCGATACGAATTTGCCCATGATAAATTCCGCCAGTGCGTTTTTTTCTCTTTCCCTGCTTTGTTTCCGTTGCATTTCTGGTGATTTCAATCTTAAGGAACCGCATGTAGCGTACGACTTCCATTAACGCTTCATCGGTCATTCCTTCGGCTTCTTGAACGATGAGATCCAATGCCATGCGATCACCTCCTATTCGCCATTTAAGTATCCCCCAGAAAGTCTTAAATGTCAACAAAAATCTGAGGAGTGAGACTGAATGAAAAATCCCTTCACCGCCCTGTTCCGTGCGCGTGACAAGCCCCAGGACAGCGTCAGCGCCGCTCCGACCTTCTACTTCGGCACCAGCGGTTCCGGGAAGCCGGTCAACGCGAGTACAGCGATCCAGCTTTCCACGGTTTACGCCTGCGTCCGGGTCATCTCGGAAACAGTCGCCAGCCTGCCGCTGGGTGTGTACGAAGCCAAGGAAGACGGAAACCGGAAGGCAACAGAGCATCCGTTGTACCTTTTGCTCCATGATGAGCCGAACAGCGAAATGACATCGTTTATCCTGCGGGAAGTTATGCTGGCGCACCTGCTGCTCTGGGGAAACAGCTACTGCCAGATCATCCGTTCCGGACGAAACCAGGTCACAGGCCTGTACCCGCTCCTGCCGGATAAGATGACGGTAGACAGGGATAAGAAAGGCATCCTGACTTATATCTACATGACTAGCACAGGTGAACAGGTGGTGCTGTCCCCTGAGGATGTCCTGCACATCCCCGGCCTCGGCTTTGACGGGATTATGGGGTACAGTCCCATCGCGCTGGAGAAAAACGCCATCGGCCTCGGCATTGCGTCTGAGGAATACGGCAGTAAGTTCTTCTCCAACGGCGCACGGCCTTCCGGTATTCTGACGCACCCGAATACTGTGAAGAATCCGAAGGCCCTCCGGGAAAGCTGGAACAGTGCCTACGGCGGATCTTCGAACAGTAACCGTGTGGCCATACTGGAAGAAGGCATGAAGTTTGAGCCAATTGCCATCCCGAACAATGAAGCGCAGTTTCTGGAAACCCGCAAGTTTCAGGTGGATGAGATTTGCCGGATCTTCCGGGTGCCGCCTCATCTCGTGGGCAATTTGGAGCACGCGACCTTCTCCAATATCGAACACCAAAGCATCGACTTCGCTGTCCATACCATCCGGCCCTGGCTTGTCAGAATCGAACAGGCTATGAACCGCGCTCTTTTCTCCGCTGAGGAGAAGGGGCGCTTTTATGTGCAGTTCAATATCGACGGCCTGATGCGCGGTGACTACAAATCTCGCATGGAAGGCTATGCGATTGCGAGACAGAACGGCTGGATGTCCGCCAACGATATCCGGACGCTGGAGAACCAGAACCCCATCCCCAAGGAAGAAGGCGGCGACGCCTATCTGGTCAACGGCAACATGATCCCCATAACGACTGCAATGCAGCAGCCTGCCGGGAATGCCAAAGAAACGAATCCTACTCAATCCAATCCTGAAAGAAGGAGGAATCCCTGATGCGACACTTTTGGAACTGGGTCCGCAACGAAGATGAGTCCCGCACCTTGTATCTGGATGGTGTGATCGCGGAAGAATCCTGGTTCTCCGATGATATCACGCCCGCCATGTTCAAGGAGGAGCTCTTCGCCGGAAACGGCCCCATCACCATTCACCTGAACTCCCCGGGCGGCGATTGCATCGCGGCCAGCCAGATCTACACCATGCTCATGGACTACAAGGGCGACGTGACCATCCAGATTGACGGCATGGCGGCTTCTGCGGCTTCCGTCATCGCGATGGCCGGTACGCATGTGGTCATGAGTCCTACCAGCCTGATGATGATCCACAATCCCTTCACGATGGCCATGGGCGATACGGAAGAGATGCGGAAGGCCATCCAACTGCTGGATGAGGTGAAGGAAAGCATCGTGAATGCTTACCAGATCAAGACCGGGCTAAGCCGTGAAAAGATCTCCCAGCTCATGGACAGCGAAACGTGGATGAACGCCCTGAAAGCCAAAGAGCTCGGCTTCTGCGATGAAGTCCTGTACATCGGCGCGGAAGACCTGCCTGAGAACATGGCGGGTTATACCTTCGAGCGGAAATCCGCTGCGGCTTGTCTCATGAACCGGGTGATCGCAGCTATGCCCAAACTGGTGAATGTGGTGAAGGATGAATCCGAGCAACCACATGATCCGGAAACCACTCCGGAGGAACCCAAGGAACCCGAAACCGTTACCCCTGACAACCGAGTGAAAGCGGCAGACCTGGAGAAAAGGCTGTCGCTCTTGAAATGATGAAGGAGGATTTCATTATGAATCAGATTCTTGCTCTGCGCGAAAAGCGCGCTAAACTGTGGAACGATACCAAGGCGTTCCTGGACAGCCATCGCGGAGACGATGGTATGGTATCCGCTGAGGACAATGCGACCTATGAGAAGATGGAGGCCGATGTAGTCACTCTCGGCAAGGAGATCGAACGGCTGGAGCGTCAGGCTGCGATTGACCGCGAAATGGATCAGCCGACAGCTGTGCCTCTGGTTTCCTCTCCTGTTTCCCGTGCCCCTGAGCAGAAGGTAGGCCGTGCTTCCGATGAGTACAAGAAGGCTTTCTGGAACCAGATGCGGGGCCGGAGCTCCTATGAGATCCGCAATGCGCTGCAGGTCGGTGAACTTTCCGAGGGTGGATACACTGTTCCGGATGAGTTTGAGCGCCAGCTGATCGAAGGCCTCGAGGATGAGAACATCATGCGCGGCCTTGTGCACACCATCACCACTGGGTCCGGTGAGCATAAAATTCCGCTGGTGGCTTCTCATGGTACCGGATCCTGGGTGGAAGAGGAACAGCAGATCCCTGAGAGCGACGATTCTTTCAGCCAGGTCACCCTGTCCGCTCATAAGTTTGCCACTATGATTCGGATCAGCCGTGAACTGCTGAATGACTCTGCTTTCGATCTGGCTGCCTATATCGCTCATGAGTTTGTGCGCCGGGCCGGTGCTGCTGAAGAGCAGGCTATCCTGACCGGTGATGGATCCCATAAGCCTATCGGTCTGCTGCATAGCACGCTGGGCGCTCAGGTGGGTATTACCACTGCGTCTGCAACGGCGATCACGGCGGATGAACTGATCGATATGCAGCACAGCCTGAAATCCGGTTATCGCCGGAAGGCTTGCTGGATTATGAACGACGCTACCATTTCCGCGATCCGGAAGCTGAAGGATGGACAGGGACAGTATATCTGGCAGCCGGGCATCAAGGAAGGCGCTCCGGACATGCTCTTCAACCAGAAGGTGCTTATGTCCAACTATATGCCCCTGATCGGTTCCGGCAATAAGGTCATCCTTTACGGTGACTACAGCTATTACTGGCTGGCCGAACGCGAAGGGCGGACCCTGGAGCGTCTGAATGAGCTGTTCGCTGTGACGGATCAGGTTGGTTTCAAGATGACTGAACGTCTGGATGGCCGCCTGATCCTGCCTGAAGCGGTGAAGTGCCTGCAGATGAAGGCCTGATAATGACCAGGGAAGCCGTGTGAATATGCGGCTCCCCTTACTGAGGAGGAATTGAGAATGCCGAACACCCATATTACAAAGAATTTCTTTGCTCATGGGGGAAATGAACTGGTTATCGGCGGCAAGCTGACTTTTCTGGATGGTGCGGAGGTTGAAAACTTTCCCGGCAGTACGAGCGGAAGTGCCGCGTCCGGCACCGCTCCTTATGTGGCTGACAGCGAGGCGACTACTGTTGCCAACCTGAAGGCAGACTTCAACGGCCTGCTGGCTGCGCTGCGTACCGCCGGAGTGCTGTCCGCGACCGCGCCTGCAGCGACGGAGCCTGAAACCACTGATCCTGAAACGCCTGCCGAAGGAACCGAGGGCGGTGGTACCTGATGATCGTCACCATTGATGAAGTCAAAACCCATCTGCGAATCGAGCATGATGAGGAGAACGACTACATCGAAAGTCTGATCAAACAGGCTCAGGCTGAAGCGGAGGATTACTGCCGGGTATCCTTTGAGGAACCTGACGAGGAAGGTAACATTCCCGATGCTCCTGAGCCTGTGCGGTTGGCTGTGATTCTCATGGCCAGC